CGAGCACTTGTAGAGGCCTCATCTGGTCGATGAGGCATCTACTGGAACACACCACTAACAAGGATATTCCTATGAGAGTAATCTCTAACAAAGTAGCATGCGCTCGTCTTTCAGCTTTAGGTTTACGCCAAGTTCAAGTTCATCAAATCCTGAATTTAGTCCAGAAATGGATGACAAATGAAGGTCCGGAGAACACTGTTGCGCGACTAAAACAGATTAAAACTCTGTTCGTTCGGCAGTGGAGTGGTGCGGAACCGATCAAACCAGATTGGTTAGCAACCCGAAAGGTTGGAACGTACCATATCCCGAAAGGGATTTTCGGTTCCCTGTTTGACACAGGGAAGAGAGCACAGAAGATGTTATCTGCTCTTATGGTTTATACCTCAGAGCTGTCGCAGGTAGCGACTTCACGACAGTGGAAGAAATTCCATGATTCAGTCGTGGCCGATAACAAATATCAGTGCAGGTTCCTGACTGACAGCAACATTGACTACTTCACACAGAGCTTGAAAGCAAAAGGTTGGAATATACCTGCTTTTCTCGTACTGGACAGCACAACGTTGGTTCCTAATGGAACCAGGGCACCACTCTTACTTGGCGACAAGACAATCGCTGAGGACAGTCCTGGTCGTCTGGTCAGTTTAGTCACCTCCGGGTGCTTTGCAGACCCTAAGGCTTTAGCTGTAGTTCGAAGGATTCAACAAAATGAAAAGAATCTCATCAGATTCTTTGGTACGTCGCATCCAATGGGGGTCTCTGACCTCCCAGGGGGGCGTATCGGCTTTATCCAAGAACCTGGATTTAAGTTAAGAGTAGTTGCTAATCCGTTGCGACATCACCAATTTCTGCTCAACCCCCTTAAGAAGCTTCTTCTTAAGGCGTTAGAGTATATACCTGAAGACTGTACGCATAACCAGGAGAAGGGTATCTATGATATCCAATCTTGGCTGCAGCAAGGTATTCGGGTGTCCTCAGTGGATTTATCTGATGCCACCAATCTCTTTCCGGCAGACGTAACGTTTCAACTTATTGAACGTATGGTCCAAGGGACTGAGTATTCGGTTCTCGCAGAGTATTTCCGCGATGTATCCAGACGCAAATG